ATTCTTATATATAATTATATGAGGTACTAAATATATGAGAAGATGTCCCTATAAATGTCCATTGGATAAAGTAAATATAGATCATTATCTGTCATTAGAAGAAGAAATTGCTTGTTATAATTCTAAAGTAAAGTCTGTACATGATTTACTTATTACGACAAATATTCCTAATGCTAAGAAGATAGCTGCTAAATATATAAGAAAATTTCCGCAATGTGCTGATGAAATAATGTCAGCTGCTTTGTACGGATTATGTCTAGCACCAAATCACTGGGATTATCATAAAGGTGCTAAATTTTCAACTTACTGTAGAAATTGGATATATAAGTACATTCTTGAATATATTTCAACGTATGTATCAGAAAATACTAAAATTTCATCACTGGAAAAAATGATAGATGATGGCTCATTACCTTACGTCATTCTTCCAGACGATATAGAATAATATAAATAATTTTAAATATGACAAGCATAGGCAACGAGGCGCCGTAAGTCCTCATAAAGGTTAAATGATTATGAGTAAATTCAATGAAGTTCTTACAGAAGTTAAAAATGAATCACCAGATAATACTAAAGTAGATACTAAAGTAGATACTGATACAACTAAAGTAGAAGATACTAAAGTAGAAGATAAAGACAACTCAATAGACAAGTCAACAAAAGTAGAAGATACTAAAGTAGAAGATAAAGTTGATAAAGAGAAGAATATAGACAAGTCAATAGACAAGTCAAAGAATGTCATTCCAAAAGATCATGCTAAGCAAGAAAAATATGCATGGACTAAAATCAACGATAAAGTTAAATCTTTACGTAGTAGACTTCTTGAACTAGAAGAAGAAAATAAGAAATTAAAAGAATCAACTGGAAAGAAAATTGATAAATCAAATTTCAAATCTGAAGATGAATACGAAGATGCAAGAATAAATGCCAAGATAGATGAAAGAATTCTTAATCGTAATGAAGATGAGAAATCTAAATTAGCAGATGAACTATCCAAAGCAGAATATGAACATGATGTAGCTCGGGCTAAAGATTTAATCGACAAGACATATCCTAATCAAGAAGATAAAGATAAATACTTCACTGCGATAAAAGCTGCAAAAGAAGCTGGATTAGAAAAGTTACTTTCTGATACAGATGGTGGTAAAGACATCATTAATTTCTGCTCAACTTCTGACATGGCTCCTAGAATATATTATCATCTAGCGATGTCTCCTAAAGATTTAGTCCAGATAGTAAAAGATAATGACCATGCATCACGTATGTCTAAATTAAATTTCTTGGAATCTAAATTAGATTCAGCATTCAATGCTAATAAGCCAGCTGTTGAAAAGAAAGTTGCTGATACAGTTCCAGCATCGGAACAAGTTCCTGTGATAGGAGAGATTGGTGCAGGTGGAAGATCTCTTGATGGAAAATCTGATGAAGATCTGAAGAAAATGCTCAGAAAATTACATTAAATCTGCAGTGTACTCAATTTATGTCATATAGACTCCACGTTATGTGGGGTCTTTTTGTTAAGTATAATAATTCTAAATAAGAGGATTATCATAAATGAACATCGTACAACTTGGCTTAATTGCTTTATCTGTTAGTGAATCAATTCATCTTTATCATATTAAAGTTCGTAACTATAGTCTTCACCAACTTCTATCTGATATTTACAAGTCTTTTGATGAATTTGGAGATGATCTTTTAGAAAATGTTGTTGGATCATCTGGAGACTTCAGTCAAATTCCTGAATCATTAGTAGATTATGGAACTATTTCTCCAAAAGACGTCTCAGAACTTATTTCTTTCATGAGAAGCTACGGAAAGTCATTATCTAAAGCTACTGCAGATCAGCCAGATGGTCTAGTCAATGTAGTGAATACATTTCAAGAAAAATTAAATAAATACATTTCTCTATGCATGAGATTTCAAAAGGAGGATGAGAAATAATTATGTCTACTTTTGTAAAAGATATGGTGCTTCAAGCATATAAAGACTGTAATCTAGTTGGTGACGGAATGACAATGACTGGTGCTCAGCTGTCTACTGGAATTGACATAATGAACAGACTGTCTGATTTATATAATCAACAAGAATTTCTTCCTTTTACTCAGAGAAGGACTCGTGTATCAGCCAACGGGGCTCACTGCATAGTTCTTTATGATTCTTCTGACACTACATGGGAACTTCCAGATGATGATGAAGCTAGACAGACATCGTACGCTGAGATAGCGATATCCAGTATTCCAGTAGCTATTTCATCAATGTCTTATAAAATTGGTATAATGTGGACTGAAATAAAGAAGACAGGATTTGCTGATTTACAGAATTATATTATAGAAAATAACACATCCCTTCCAAATGTATTTTCATATATTAGACGTACATATGTTGATGATAATGATGTCGAACACTGCTATGGAGAGATATGGCTTAACATTGGATCTCAATTCCAACTACAGATAGTATACAACAAGAAGCTGCCTATATATGACATAAATTCAGTATTTTCTGCTCCTGGTCAAGAATATGAACAGTTATTTACTGCAGGAATAGCTAAAGAACTTTGTAGAAAGAATGGAATTAGTGACTCAATTACTAATTCTATGGCTGTACGTGAATCTGAAGCTATAGGATTGATAAAAAATACTAATTCTTCTAGTCATATGATAACTTATGGAGATGGCGGAAGTTCAACTTGGTATAACATATTGTCTCCTGCCAACTGGCGAAGCATGTCATAAATATAGAAAGATGCTAAGCATCTTTTATAAATATATAAAGAGGAATATTATATGAATAAAGTAGCAAAAATTATTGATACCAAGTCTAAAGCTCAGCTCACGGATCTTCAGGAAATTAAAAATATAATGATAGAAATGCATAAATCGATTGAGAAAATCAGTTCCGACATCGTAATACTTACAGCGAAAATGACAAAATAAAATGAACGTACAGTACGACTTACTTCCGCACCAGATGAAGATGCTTGAGTCTCAGACACCTACAACAGCACTCGTTGCAGGAAGAGGTGCTGGTAAGAGTTACATCTCATCACTAATAATAGCATTGAATCTTATCGCTGGTCGTAATGTAGTGGCTACTGCGCAGACGTATAAAATGTTGAAATTTGTATTATTTCAAGAAGTTCAGAAGCGTCTTACCGAGATGCATGCTACATTTTACTCATCCAACATAGAAATGACTATATCTGTACCTTGTGGCGGTAATAAAAAGTCTATCTTATATGGGTTCTCTGCTGATTCTGCACAGACTGATTCTATTCGTGGACTAACAGAAATTTCTATATTAGTAATAGATGAAGCAGCTTTAGCTTCAAAAGAATTCTTTCAGATATGTTCTGCTACACTTAGAGGAACAACTGTTAAGAATCCGAGAATATATCTAATCAGTACACCAAGAGCTTATTCTTGGTTCAATGAATTCTGTCATAGTAATCCAGAATGCGTAATTTCTGCATCTTCTTATGATAATACGTATCTAGATAAGTCATACTTCAAGATTCTAGAAAATTTATATTCCGGAGATTTTCTTGAACAGGAAATTTATGGAAAGATGATTTCTCAGACAGCTGACAATCAGCTTATTTCCAGGGTAGCATTTATCGCTATTGCATTCCAGAAAGAAAAAATAACTGGTCCGATGGATTATCTTGGTATTGATGTCGCTAGATTTGGAGGTGATTCTACAGTATGTTATGGATGTCGTGACAATATAGTGACAAAATGCTTCTCCATCAACGGTGCTGATTCTTTTGGAATTATATCCAATATAAAGCAATTTGCCACCAAAAATACCAAGATAGTCATCGATGGCACTGGAGGATATGCTTCTGGCGTAGTAGATTTATTGTTAAGAGAAGGATATGATATACAAGAACTTAACTTTGGATCATCAGCAGATGACAGGTACTGTTCTAATAAGAGATCAGAAATCTATCAAGCTGCGAAGAAATTAATAAATGATAGATCTATATCAACGAATAGAGATGATCAGTTACTAACTGAATTAGAAGCAACTAGATATGAATTAGATCAAAGTGGAAGAATAAAGCTCATTCCTAAAGATGATATAAAGAAAATACTAGATGGAAAATCTCCTGACAATGCTGATTCATTTGCATTATGCTGCTATGCCATATCAAATCATAATAGAATATATCAGCCTATAGATGACAATAGAATGAAAAGCTTGATAGATGCTTAGCATTGATGGTATAATAACATAAAGAGGATTTATACCAAAATGACTACTTTTTTAATTTCAATTGCTCCTTATGTTGCTGGTATGATATCAGCTTACGCAGCATATCTTAAAGTTAAGCAAGACACTTTTATTCGTAAGCAGAATCGTGACATAGAGATTGAACTTATTAAGAAAGATATATTAAATTTACAGAATTCTCATAGCGACTTCAAAAAAGATCTTAAGGAAATTAAAGATATTCTATCAATCATGTCTCAGGATATAGCCGTGCTTAAAAGTAAGGTTAGATAATGAAGAAGCTGATTCTATGCATAATTAGAATAATTGCTTCTGGATTCATTTCTGAATCTAGAAAAGAAGAAAATAAATTTTATCATGATAAGGAGAAGCAGTAAATGTCAACTATCATTAATAATTCTATAGTTGGAAGTAGTTATCAGCTAACCGGAGCAAGGAATATCGATGATGAATTCACTCTTAACATGTATGAAGAAGCCCTTGGAACTAATTCAAAAGGATCTATAACTACATATCTTAAATCTATAGCTGGAACAAGAGACATTTACGACACAGACTTTTCTCTTAAGATAGGTTGCCGTGGGCTATATGGAACAACAAGATCATATCAATCAGATGGATATGACGGTCTTGGTAATCTTTATTTCGTATTCGGAAATAATTTATATTATGCTGACAGAGGACTAACTTCAGACATATCAGCTAATTCTTCTCATGTTACACTTATAGACGATAAATTACAGACAAATACCAATCCAGTTGCTTTTGCTGAAAGTGGCGGCATAAATCCAGAACTTCTAATAGCACAAGGAACTACATATTTAGCAGTCGTACCAGAAAAAGACCAATATAAGTCAATTAAAAGTATTACTAATCCCACGAATCCTTATACAGCAGATGACGACAATCCAGATGGAAAAGTAGTCACTAGTAACTGCATAGTGAATATGGGAAATAGAGTTATCTGTAATGACAGAGGAACTGGACAGATATTCATATCAAGAGCTGGAGCATTTCAGGGTGGAAAATATAAAAATGTCATATACGCTCTAGATTCAGATAAAAAGATAATCTATGCATCTGATGGATATACTCCAACTTACAATAATGGAACAGATGGAAATGGAGTTGATGCCGATGCATATGCTTGGAAGAATGACTACGGTGAATACCAATATGAGACAGCTCTGCAGACTACCGGTGACGCTATAATTTCCATGAAAGCTATAAATGACAACAGATTATGGGTATTTGGAACTCGTTCATTCGATGTATGGGAATTATCGTCTGATTCAGATGATGGATATTCTATATCAAGAACTGGTATGGGAACTAACATCGGCTGCGCTGCTACTAATTCAGTTGCATATGTTAATAATCAGTTGTCTTGGCTTGGAGCTGGAGCTGACGGACATTCTGGAATCTATTCAAGTATGAATGGTCAATTTCCAGTAAAGATATCCACACCAGCATTGGATCAGAAAATTTCAACATTAAGTAATATAGCCGATGCTAGGGGATTTGGATACATCAACGGTGGACATATATTCTACGTTCTTTCATTTGCCTCTGATAATTTTACAATAGTGTATGACTTCAGTACTGGTAAATGGCATAATCGCAGTACGCATAATGATTTACAAGATATAGATGAAGTGTGGTGGCCGATGTATGCCACAGAATTTAACTCTAAAGTATATTTTGGAACAGTATTGTCTAATTCTCTTGTACAGCTTGATGAAAGTAAATATGATGAATATGATGGTCGACATATAAAGAGACTTCGTCGTACTCCACCAATAATATCTGACTTTTCTCCAGTATCTCTACAAGAATTCAAAATCGTAACTTCTTCAGGAATGACGAACGTGCTACAACCAACGACCAATGGACACGTCACAGAAGGCTACAGACCCAACGTTATGCTACGCTACAGCCACGATGGAAGTACATATTCTTCATATATCTATGGAAATAATGGACTTGCAGGTAATTATAACACAGAAGTCAAGTGGTGCCGACTAGGGACTGGTAGGTATTTTGTAATAGAAGTGTCGATGACAGATCCTGCGCCGTTCTACATCGGAAGTAGTAAGGTTCGTTATGAAGTGTTGGATAAATTCTAATATTTTCCGTATAATAATTATAAATTTGTGGCAGAACAATCTATTAAGTCTCAAGAATAGAAAGTTCTCCACCCATCGTAGTGATTAGACGAATGGAAAGAGGACTTGAGAACACTCCGTTACATCGAATCTAATTACGGCTGACCTTGGCAGCAAAGACACAACAAAATAAAATTTAAAGTCTCTAAGTGAGACAGGAAAAAAATTATGGCAAATTCTTTGCTAAATGGTAAGAAAATTAAATTATTCGCTGCAGCAGTTGCAGACAACATAAATTATTTGAAGGACACAGTCAAGCATATCTCTGAAGACGAAATTGCTGGTAAAAAGTTCGGCTCTGCATATACTTTCTATCTTCCTTCCAACGGAATCGCAACAGTTGATTCTGCTCTTGACATGACCAATGACAACAAGGACATCTTTGAAATTCCAGTCGTTGGCACTATGGTCAATGGCCGTATTCCAGTAGCATACAATGCATGGGATAAATTAGTGAACATCGAAGATTTCGGTGCTGAGATGGCTAAGCCAATGGGTGAGCAGTTAGCTGCTTCTATCACAAAAGACGTCATTGGCAAGTCTGTATGGTGTTCTGATGGAGCTGTCGTGGTAGGTTCAACCAGCGGCATTTCTAATCTAGATTCCAGTGTTCTTTTCGGTCTTACATCTAAGCTCAAAGGTGTTCGTGCTGGTTCTTCTGTTAAAGGATATCTCAATCCTAATATTCTAGGACAAGTAAGTTCCAAGATGCTTTCTCTATTTATTCCTTCTGACATTCAGAAAGATATCTATGGTGATGCATCAATCGGAACCCTCGGAACTGCTGACTGGATTGCTGAAAATTATATGCCCACTGTAACTGTAGGAGCAAATGCTCCAGCTGTGACTGCTGTTACTCTAGCCAATGGTGTCGCAACTGTAACTGGAACTAATCTATTCAACGGTGCTGCATTTACTGCTGTTAATGCATCTGGTGTTGCATTTAATACTGTAGATCTTCTTTCCAACAAGATTCCATTTGAAAAATATACATTCATCGTTACAAATGTAAATGCTGCTGGTACTTCTGGTACATTTGCTAACTACATTAGATTCCAGAAAGTTGGTGGAATAGCTCAGCCAAGTGCAACAGTATCTGGTGAAGAAAATGACTTCTCTGGTGCTACATTTACTTCCATTCTTACAGCCGGTAAGAGTTACAGTGTTGTTCAGACTAGAACAGTTGATGCTGTTAACTTCACTCCTTGTAAATTCGATGATGCTGATGGCTGCAAGACTGAATCTGCTCGTGTAGATGACATCAATGCGAATTTTACGTCTTGGACTGACATCAACAAGATGCAGACACTCGCAAGGGTCGATGTGCCATATCTTGCATG